AATCTGGCGTGATGCCCAAATGTCTACTTCTATTCCTGATTCTTTTTTTATGGCCAGTAATATTTCTTTTTCTTGGATCTTCATTTCTTTTTGTAGTTCTGCAGCTTTTTCCACTTGCACTCTCACACCTCGTTGACGCATCTTTATTAACATCGGAAGCAATTGCTGCTCCATTTCCCAGACCGTAGTTAAGCTCTGTTGAGCTATTTCATGTTTAAATCTCTGCCACAACTTTAATGTTAGCTCTGCATCTTGTTCTGCATAATAGCCAACATGTTCAGCTGGTAACTTCCACATCTCTGCTTTAGGATCTATGCCATGTGCTGCTGCAGCTTCTCTTAATTCTGTTTCTGCTTTTATTTCATTTAAATAATCTACCGACAATGCATTTAAAGAATATGAAAATCTATTCTCATCTATAAGTGCAGCTGCTATCATAGTATCTACAATAGGTCCGTTGACCGTGATACCTGATGCTTCCAACCAACCCACATCGTATTGTGCATTATGAAATATTTTAGTACAAGGCAAAGCACAAATATCTTTCATATATTTTTTAACTTGTTCAGGTATCATATTGCCACCACCTAAATGGCCAAATGGAAAATAACCTTTCCATCCTTCTACTGCTACTGCAAAACCTACGATTTCTCCTTTACCAAGAGCCCAACCAGCTCCTAATCTTTCATTAATACCATCATCTCTTGTTTCTAAATCTATCGCTATTTCTTTGTAATTTGATAAGTCTTTATATTCCATTGGTGTATTCCACATTGATTTTTTAAATGTCAATGTTAATTGTAAACCATTACTCATTTACTATTTCCTTTAAACATTGCTCTTACTATTGTTGATGTTGGGTTTAGATCGAAGTCTTTTGTGCACCCTGTGGTCAGGATCATAACAATACCAATTATAATAATCATATTTTTCATGATACCTCATTGTTAGTTTTTATTTTTTTTATCATTTAGTCTATCTTTAAGATGTTTGATTTCTAAATCACAGTAATGTTTTATTTTTTCTAAATCTTGTAAAGGATTTCCTTTCAATAAATAACGACATACATATTTTATTATATTTGATTGCAGAGGATTTAAATTATTTTTTCTAATAAATGTCCAAGGTTGAATAACAAATTGTTTATAATGTGATCCTCCAACTTGTTTACTATCTGGAAAACTTTCATCAAAGATATTTTTATTTGTCATTTTTTTCTTGTACATATATTAAATAGTCTTGTCCAATTGGATAGTTAAACTTATAGTCAGTTCTTAACAAATGTAAAGTTTTTCTTGCTCTTGTAACTCCAGTATACCAAACCTTGCGTTCATCACTTTTTTCTTGTTTATTTTTATTTTTATAATCAGATGGGTAATTAGCTTTACTGTATAGCACAACATGATTCGCTTCTCCTCCTTTTACAGAATGAATTGTATCTATAGTTATAAGAGGATCTTTATCTAATTCTTTTTGACCATATCTTCTAAGTAATCTTATAAAATGTCTTACTTGTTTTGGTTTAAAATTTCTTCTTAATATCCAATACCAAGGTTTAGTTTTTTGATTATCTTCCAATGTAAGACCACACCATTCTTTTAATGCTTGAAAATCATACTCTTTAAAATCTGGTTCTGATCTCCAAAATTTATCTAATCTAAAAGCGGGGTCTTCAAGTTCTCTTATATGTTTATACATATTACGAGCTGCTTTCTTATCTATTTTTTTACCTTTTGTTATTGCAGTCCATGCTTTAATTGATTCCCATTGTTTTTGATCAAAACATTTTGTGCCTTTATTATCTTTGTAATATAGACCAGCATCTTTAGCTAACATCCTTAACTCATTTACAGTTTCATTTATCCTACCAAGTATGTACCAATCCTCATCAAATGTTTCAAAAGGAATTTCTTTAAATGATAAGTAAGCTTTAACATATCCTTTAGTGCCACCAGGTAAATATTCTTTTTCTTCACTATCATTAATACCTCTTCTAATTACTTGTGAGAATCTATGTATGGCCTCACCAAATCTTTGAGTTCTTCTAAGTTTAACCTTACGACCAGGAAAAAATTTAGTAAAATATTTTGGATCAGCCCCATTCCATTTATATATAGCTTGATCATCATCTCCTGCTAAATATATTCTATCTACCTTAGGAGCCATCTTATAAATAACTGACCATTGTAATGGTGTACAATCTTGTGCTTCATCTAATATTAAAACTTTTAAAGAAGGAAAATCTATTTCTTTAATTGCTCTTTCAATCATATCATCGAAATCAATAAATGATCTTTCTCCACCACCAGTTTTGTAATGTTCATAAGTGCTTATCTTTCTAAGAAACACAGTCAGTGAATCTCTTTTGTAACTTTCTAACTTATAAGCTTCTTCAGGTTTAATTAATAAATTTCTAGCTTTACTGTACACACCAAGTGACCAATCCTTATACATAAAATTATCATCAGCTAATCTCTTATCACTTGTTTTAATTACTTTTGTTTGTAAGGCAAAATCAATAGTGCAATCTTTTGGATCGAATACTTCTTCAGGAAAATATCTTCTACAATAAGTATGTAGTGTTTTAAATCTAGAAAAATCATCGGTACTATATTGGGGAAAA